TAACCTTTCTTTTTCTTCTTTGAGGTATTCCAATAACAACGTGACGTATATCTGTCTCTCAAAAGGCATCATGTTTTCAAGATCACTCAGTGTATACTTATGATGCTGCATCAGTGCAAAGTTAACCTTATAGTGATTGATAAGGTTATCGTAACCGAGTGTTAGGTAAAAAAACTAGCAAGACCCTCCATATGGATAGTCTCTTTCCTTTCACATTTATTACAGGTCCACTCTATGTCATGCTCTAGCTTAGGAGCATTACTGAAGAACCGCTGTACCTTTTCAAACTGTTGTTGATTTAGAGATTCTAAGAAGTTCTTAATCTCATCTTTAGTGAATGTATCATATACATTTTCATTATCATAGATGCATATAACACATGAACACACAAAGTCTAACAGTTGATCAAAGTTTTCATTGTTTAGATCAATGTCTCCCATCTCCATAATTTGTTTGACACCAGGAAACTGTAAACGAATACCAACTTCATCAGTTAACTGTATCTTGTCACTATATTCTTCAGGGAAAGTAACATTAATTTGATCTAAGTTGACACTTACATCGACTATGTTTTTACAATCGCTGCCCTTTGGATGCTTTAACCTTAGGTCTACGTTCTCTCCTACGCTCTTACCTCTTAGCTGAAGGAACAAATACTCAACATCAAACATTGCTAGCTTATCGACGTTGAAGTCATCTGTTAACACACACGTCTTAATAATGTTACTAACAGCGTTAGTCATTTCCTTCTGATCACCACCTTGCAAAGCCATGAACAGAAGTTTCTCTTCCTTAACTAGGAATGGTCTAAACTTAATAGTCTGCTTTGTAGATGGTACAGTGGTAGTATACTCAGGGGATTTTAATACTGGTAAAGACATTATATTGTCACCTCATTAATTTTCAGTAAAGAATCTATATTGAAATTGAACGCTGAAGGTTACAATCTCTTCAGCAGCATAAGAATATGATATATCGCTAATTGATCTAGGATATGCTTCTAGTAGCTTACACCTATAAGTCTCAGCTCCTGTCTGATCCATTTGTATGATAGAGACATCATTAACATACTCATCATAGTAACCAGCTTCAAATGGTTCAGCATATCCATTAGGACTTACACGGTGAGGTCCTATGATCTTATCCTGCCATTGAGTAAAAGCTAGTCTCTCTTTAAGATCAGCACTACAAAGGAATGTAGCTGATGCTTGAGTGTATAAAGGAAGGTAAGCTATCTCTCTCGATGCACCATAGTCTCTGTACGTAGTAGCCTGTACAGATCTACCTGGAAGAGTAACGTTGATAGCTCTAAGCTGAGTATCCTCATCAACAATAGGTATCTGAATCTGATAGTGTGATGCCTTAGCAACACCAGAGCTATTAAGACTAGACAGGATCTTGCTTACAGACATTACCATTATTGTAAACTCTCCAGTGAGTCTCTATGTATACGAGCTACATTAGCTTTCTTGAACCTTTGCAGTGGAAGAAACAGAGCTATGTCCCATTCAACAGGCTCTATCTTCATAAATCTAGTCTTGACATTAGATGCTAAATATTTTTTTAGGCATGGCTTAAAAAATTTATACCGTGCAGCATTTTTTAATACACGGTAGCTCAGCTTAAGATAAGTCTTCTCGTTATACCTCTGATCACTGACTAATCCGTACAATGCATCCATCAATACAGCTCTCTGTCTAAGAGGAAGATAGTGCATATTGAGTCCAATGAACCCACCTTTAACCTCTTCTACAGGAAATACTAATGGAAATGAATCATAGTATGGTAGCTCTTTCTTAAACTTAGGATCATATCCATACAAGTACATATGACCTGCTTCAGGCTTACTATCAAAGCTATCACCAGCTGTAAGCAATCTACCAGGAGTAGTACGAGTACCAGATGCTTTGTCTCTAAACCAATTGCGAGCTTGTTGAGTACGAGCAGGAATTTGTCCTGCTCTAGCACCCTGTGCAATGATTCTATCAAAGACATAGGCTACCACTTTAAACTTCCCAGTCGTAGTAAGGAAATTGTAAGTATTGCTTCTTCAACAGAAAGTATCCTGAGTATTGAATGTTCTTAGTATTGTTTATTCTATAGAACATAGAGCTCTTGTTTATATCACAATGCTCAGCAGCATCGTCTATCCTTTCAAATATCATATCAGGGGTGACCCAATACCCTTTCCACTTGGCACTCTTCTTACCCGAGCAACCTTTCCACAGAGCACTCTTCTTTGCCATCAACTCTTTTGAATAAGGATTCTTCAGTCCTTTGTTCCAAGCACGCTGCCCTTTTTGGAACCCCTGACCCCAATCACCACCCCAGTAACTTGGAAGAGGAATAGTATTTACTACTACTTTATCCCAATCTACGTTAGAGGAACAATTAAAAAGTCTATCAAGATTATCGTACATTAGATTCCTAACTCTTTCTCCGTAATGATCTGGAACTTCCATCCACGATCTTTACAGTACTGTTTAGCAGATTGCCACTTCTTACTATTTATACCGTAAGTAGCAACCTCATTCAAGTACTTTTTAGTCTTTCTGCTACGAACTGTAGGTGGTTGAGTCTGAGCATATGGCTTTACCTCGATAAGTATAGTATCGGTATTGCCTTTTGCGGTTTTTACTTTGATAAGGAAGTCTGGAAAGTATCTATGAAGTCTACCGTCTAATGGTGATCTATAAGGTATAACAACCTCTTCACTACACCATTGCAACACATTTGGATTGTTATCACAGTAAACCATAAACATCCTTTCCCAACTAGAGCGATAAATAATACAATCGGGATCTCCAATGTATTTGTTACGGTTACGTGGTTTATAATATCCCTTATGTGTCTTCATCTACTATTTAGGAACAACTATGGCAGCTGAATTAGAACCAATAGAAGTTAATCCTGCGATAACCAATCAAGCATCACTGAACGATGCTTTAGGTGCTTTGCATGGAGGAAGTGATACTGTGCAGGGACTTACATTTCCATCTAACCTTGAAAAACATTTCCTGATGTTTAAGGTTAAGAAGAGAGAGAGACAGACTCAGAAGATTGCAGCTGGTAGTCAAATAAAGAATGTAATATCACTGCCAATACCTGCTAATCTCTCAACTGGCTACAATGCAAAGTATGCTAATGCTCCTATAGGACCAGGTGGTGCACTCGCTCAAGCAGTTGCTGCAGGTGATACGAGTAGTCTCTCTTCTGTAGTAGATAGTATGAATGGAGGAGAAGAAGGTGGTGGTTTACTAGGAGCAATAAAGAATGTAGGAGCAGGTGTTGCTGAAAATCAGCTGGCAGCCATTGTTGGTGGTGTAGCTGGTGGAGCACTTAGTAAGGGAGGAACATTAGGGTCAGCTGTTGGTGCAGCTCTTGGTGACTTGGCAGGAGATGCATTAACAGGTACATTACAGTCAGCAGGAGTCGCTCGTAACCCACACCTAGCAGTACTTTTCGAAGGTGTAGATATGAGGACTCATCAGTTCCAATACAAGCTGATAGCACGTAATGCAGCAGAGAGTAGTACTTTAAGAGAAATCATTACTCAATTCAAATTAGCCATGGCTCCAGAATTTTCTGAAGCCAACCATTTTTTTAATTACCCAGATGAGTTTGATATAGAATTTTCCAAACCTTTGTTCTTATTCAAGATAGGAACGTCAGTATTAGTAGATTTCCAAGTAAATTACACTGCTCAAGATGGATCACTGTTCCATTCTAACAGAGCACCACTAGCTGTAAGTATCAGTATGACATTCCAAGAATTGGATATTATTACCAAAGCAGAGATCAAAGAAGGACGATAATAATGGCTCAATTCTATTTTTCTGAGTACCCTACAGCAAATTACGATTTAAAGAAAAATGGTAAAAAAACACTAGTGTCCAACATAACAGTTAGGTTCATGATAGCTGAACTGTTACGGTTGAAGTCAGCTGTGATCTACAATTATACGATCCAAGATGGCGATAAACCCGACATAATCGCATATAAGTACTATGAAGACGCTACACTAGATTGGTTGATCTTTCTACAAAACAACATCATTGATCCAGTTTGGGAATGGCCTCTCGACCAACCATCGTTCGAAAGATACATCAGAAAAAAGTATGGCAGCTTCGAGAGTGCATTGGCTACACATCATCGCTATGAAAAAATTCATAGACGACAACAAATTTTATTTGATGGTACGATCATTCCTGAGAAGAGGTTTGTAGTTGATCAGGATACGTACAACCTAACCTCTCCATCATTACGGAGAGAGGTTGATAAGTATACTTACGAAGTTGAACTGAACGATGCTAGAAGAGAGATTAAGATCCTCGACAAGCGATACGTTGGTGCAGTGACGAAAGGACTAAGAGCAGCAGCTAGGTTAGCAGACGATGTCTAGATTATATGAACCTCATGGCATTGACTATGAGTTGACGATCATCTCTCCCGTTGGTCAGCAGCCGATGCAGATTAATGAGATGGTACAAGAGATCAATTGGTTTGAGGATCTGTTTAGTCCGTTCATGAAGATTGAGATTGCTTGTGTTGATGCATTAGGTCTGTTTGATAAGTTACCTATCACTGGCGATGAGACTATTGTATTCACTTACTCCACTCCTAATGATACTGAGTACACACAAATCTTTAATGTGTACAAAGTAGCTCATCGTCAATTAGCTAAAGAAAGAACTCACTCATACATCATCCATGGCATCTCACCTGAAGGAATGAACAATTCATTGACTCAAGTATACGACTCATATGTTAAGCAGTCGACGCTTGGTGCTATCAGTGATGTGTTCAATAAGTATCTTGCTGAGAATAAGTCACTAGCAATTGATGGTGCGTCAGCATCAGACACTATCCTTACTAAGATTGGTACAGGTCAGCAGCCTGCTAGGTTCATTAGTGAGCTTTGTGGTGAGACTCAATCGACTAAGCATCCAGAGTGTTCGACTTATCTGTTCTGGGAGAATAGAGATCAGTTTAATATAAGAACGATATCGTCTCTGCTCGATCAAAGTTACAAGTACAAATTCTATCTTGGTGATCCTACTGATGCTGAACTGTATGTTGGAGAAGCAATGGGTCGACCAGATGTTCCTGCTAAGACTGTCATCCACTTTAGATTCAATAACAATATGGATCAGTTGGATGAGATAATGGATGGGATGAGTAAGAATGAGATTAACATCATCGATCCTATCCTTAAACGATTCAAAATGAATCCGATTGAAGAGAAAGAGAAGTATCAGTTTGATTATGAGAAGGACTTTGGTAAGCTCGAGCACATTAAGACAGGTGGTGGTTCAAAGTGGATTGTTAGTGATGGTAAGGTTGCGAAGGGTGAAAAGCCTGGTGCATCTCATAGACGGATGTTCTTTACACAGATTGAAGAGGATGGCGAAGACTATCCGACCGTGTCGTACTTGAACCAGAGATCAGATCCAGATAATATTCTAAGTGCTCCTAGAAAGAGACAAAAGTATGCAGCTCGCTCTATACACGAGCGTCGTAATTTAACGTCTCATACAATCGACATAACTACTCCAGGCACTACAGATATGGTGGCAGGTGATCATGTGCTCGTTCATGTACCTCAGCCGACTCAATTGAAGAGTGAGTTTTCAGACTATCTGTTGATGTGGGGTGATGATCCAAACTTTATCATAACAGGTATCCGTCACGTGTATAGAGTAGCAGAAGAAAACTACTTCTCTGTGTACTCTTGTAGTAAGGAATCGTACATTGAGCAGCCACAAGGCAAGACGTTCAATAACGATCCGTTTGGTTAAGGTGAAGCAATGAAAGCTAAGCAAGAGTTCTTTGGATTTAATCCTGTGATGTGGATGGGTGTTGTTGAAGACAATGAAGACCCAATCAAACTCGGTCGGTTGAGAGTTCGCATCTTTGGATGGCACACACAACAGACATCGGGCAGTGGTACAGAGCCAGGTGTTGCAACTAGCGACTTACCATGGGCGCATGTGATGCAGCCAGTATCCAATGCACCTAATAGTGGCATCGGTGGTCCTTTGACAGGGATTCATAGAGGCACTTGGGTGATGGGTATGTTCTTAGATGGTGAGCTTGCAAGAGAGCCTCTTGTTATGGGATCGCTTGGTGGTATACCAGTTGAGTATTCCAAAGGGCCAGATAAAGGGTTCTATGATCCAAGCACTACCTACCCACGTAAGCACCCGACTGATAGTTGGGACATTAATGAACCAGACACAAACAGACTAGCTCGTAACGATAATGTAGCAGTGCATGGTGACCCTGAGGACTTTGAGCACAAGATCATTCAGACTAAGAAGGATGGTCAGGTAAAAGGGATCGTTACTGCTAGGGGCTTTGCTTGGGAAGAACCTATCCTTGATAGTGATGAGATGACTCCAGACGATGGTCGTAAGAAGGAGTGGAAGGATTTCAAAGCAAAGTATCCTGATAACAAAGTGTTGGAGACTGAGAGTGGCCATATTATAGAGGTCGATGATACAGCAGGTGAAGAAAGGATACACATCTATCACAAGTCTGGTACGTATGTTAACATTGATAAGCAAGGGCGTATGACTACTAAGATAATGCAACGCAACCTTAAAATGAGTATGGTCGATGACTTGAACTATGTTGCAGGGGAGCATAATATTACAGTAGGGGGCGATAGTAACCACCAGTGTAAGAACATGCTTATTAATACCACGGGTTTCACAGTACGTGCTAGTGGCGGCGCTATTATAGAGGGCGGCCTTTATGTGGTCGGGTCTATGGGTGGTAGTGCTCATCCATCGGGTAGTTTCTCAACACCATGTAAGAAGAATGTTACTGTCAAAGATGGTGTGGTTACTTCCATAGTACAGGGTTAATATTATGTCGCGACATTACGATCCATGTTTACCTACAGTCGAGCAATCAGTTGTTGGATTGCCTAACAACCTTCGTACGCCTCTTTTAAACCTTGCAAATATAATCGATGGTATTAATGCAAGCCTAGACACATTAGTTGTAGATGGCCAAAACCTATCGCCTGGTGATCAGAAGAAGATATCTGATGCAACTAGATCTGCTGATACAATGGCTACGCTTATACAGCTAGCAGCACAGAACATACAAGATGATCCAACGGACCCCCTACAAGAGCTAGCCGTAGAAGCGCAGACCGTCAGTAACAACATAGGTGCAGTTGATCGATCTATAGCAGATAGTGCTGATGACACATTACCTATTATACGGCAGCTGCAGACTACGGTAGGTATTGATCCTGATGTTACTGAAGCGTTGAATCTAATTGCGCTTGGTACATCTGATGACACTATTATAAGCCCACAGTTAAACCCACTCCTAACAGTCACAGACAACCCTACCGATAATATCATTAAGAATATAAACACTAGTAGTGATTGTGGTGCACTTGGCCCTTTAGCAACCGGTGCTTTAGAAGCAGCTTGTGATGCAGTAGAGAGTGCAGAAAGTATTGCAGAACAAATGAAGGGTAAAGCAAGTGGCGATAATAACTGCCCTGATTTACCGATCGGTGTTGTATTGCCATGGGCTGGTATACAAGTGCCGCCTTGTAATTACCTTCTTTGTGATGGTTCCAGTTATAGTAAGAGCGAATATAAGAAGCTGTTTGATACCATTCAATATACGTATGGTGGATCTGGCGATAGTTTTAAAGTGCCGGATATGAGAGGTAGGTTTCCTATAGGGATATCTAATAGCGCTGTTAAAGAAGACCATGATCCTACAGACGAGCTTGTTACTGATGCAGCTGCAGCTGGTCTTGGTGGTAAGGGTGGTAGAGAGAAGAGAGATATAACTGGGCTTGATAGTGCGGGTGAAGACAAATTTAGTGCTACAGTAAAGGCTGCTGGTGAGCCAGATGGGTCGTCTGGTACAGAGATAGACCTGTTTCAAATTAAAACCCTGCCTCCTTATTTGGCCCTACATTTTATTATTAAGGCGAAAGAGTAAATACTATGCCATCTATTCAATTACAAAGTACGGTATATGATCTTGCTCAGGATCTGATTATAGTAGTCGCTAGTCTTGAGCAGTATGATAACCTTATAGCAGATTTAGAGAGACTTATAGAAGCGGTAGAAGGCATACTGTCTGATTTAAAGTTATGTGGAGGTCAAGATATTCTTTTATTAAAAGCGCCTTTCTCAGGTACGGTGGAAGGGTTTAAGAATACTACTGTTACTGGTCTTACATCTGGTGCTTCTGCTAAGGTAGCAAGCAGCGAGCAAACTACAGCACTTGGATTTACGGTATGGCAATTATTCCTGTCGGGTACATCAGGTAGCTTTTTGGACGAGCCAGATAATAGAGAAACAGCTCAGGGCGGTTCTAATTCAGGGGTAGTATTATATCATGGCTCTAGTGATCCTTCAGAAGCACTTGCACGTGCTAAGGCTATTATAGCTAATAAAGGTACTAGCTATGAAAATCAAAGGGCTGCTATTCAATTAATGCAGGATAAGATTATTGAATTATCGGGGGACAGTATAACTAGTACTTTTGATACTACTAGTGTCACTACCCTTCTTAATACTATAGCGGCTAGTGATCGTAATTCTTTTGATGGTAAAATTAACGAGTTTATTACAAGCGGGAGTTAAAAATGAGTACTAAAGAAATGTTAGATAACCACGTTGCTACACTTGCAACAGAGTATGAAAAGTTTGAAGGGGGTAATAAGGCAGCGGGTACTAGAGCGCGTAAGGCTTTAAGTGAAATTGCTAAGTTATGTAAACTTTTACGTGTTGAGATACAAGCTGCTAAGAACAGCGATAAATAGAAGTAAACAAAAATAATAGTTGGGCGTAATGGCAGGCAACGGCTCCTCAGATCCTTTATTGCGTGAAATAGTTTTTAGCGATGTTAACTATACGTTTACACCGCATCCTATTACAGGCAAGTTGCCTGTACTGAAAAACGAAGAAGCTATTAAAAGAGCTATTAGAGCTAACATTCTAACTAACTTTGGCGAGCGTCCTTACCAACCAGACTTTGGTGGTAATATACTTGCGATGTTATTTGAGAATGCTAATGATCCAATGCTGAATCAGTTAATGAAGGCTCAGATTGAGAATAGCGTTCGTAAGTATGAGAAGCGCGCTAAGATCCTTGATACTATAGTTGATGTACAGCCAGATAGCAATAGTATCCGTATTGAGATTAAGTTCATGCCAATTAACCAACGATTCCCAGTAGACCTAGCTATAGAGATAGAAAGAGTAAGGTAATGGCCGCTAATAACGCACTTATAGTCACAGACATAAACTTTGATAGTATAAAATCAAACTTGCAGGCGTATCTCTCTAGTCAGTCTGATTTTCAGGACTATGACTTTGACAGTAGCGGTATGCAAACTATTCTTAGTCTTCTTGCATATAACACTTACTACAATTCAATCTATACCAACATGATTGCAAATGAGATGTTCTTAGATAGTGCACTGATTCGCAACAATATTGTAAGTAGGGCAAAGCAGCTTGGTTTCACACCTACTAGTGCACGAGGGTCTAAGGCTACATTGTCTGTTAAGGTAAATCCAGCAGGCAGCCCTCTCACCACTATAGTGCCAGCTAACACTGAATTCACTAGTACTATTGATGGAGTGCAGTATAAGTTCACAAGTATAGGTGCTACTACGTTTACTAACGATAGTAACTACACCGCTAGTATGGTTATTAGAGAAGGCGATCCTGTACAGGAGTCTTATGTAGTAAGTTCTGTTAATCCTGTTCGCTACTTACTCAATAACGAAAATGCAGATACTACTAGTCTTAAAGTCACCGTGCAGCAGAGCGTTTCTAACACGGCTGTACGGGTTTACAATTTAGCTGATGACATATTAGGTATTAACGGAGACTCTGCCGTATACTTCGTTCAAGAGAATAATGACGGCGCATTCGAAGTACAATTCGGTGATGGCATCCTCGGTAAGAAACCGCAAGATGGAAATATTGTTAGACTTAACTACAACGTATGCAACGGCCCCATTACAAACGGTACAAAGACGTTTACAGGACCAGCAACCCTTGCAGGCAACAGCACATATACAATCTCGGTGACAAATAGGGCAAGCGGCGGTGTTAATCCTCAGAGTCTCAATAGTATCAAATTCAACGCCCCCAAAAATTTCTCGGCGCAGAACAGAGCGGTAACCGCAAACGACTACAAAAACATTCTTTTAAACAATGCACCTGATCTACAGACTATTAGTGTGTGGGGTGGTGAAAAGAACAATCCTCCTGTATATGGTAAGGTGTATATAAGTGCTAAGCCTGTTGGTAGTGAAGTATTGACGGATAGTCGCAAAGAAGAACTGATAGAGTTACTTGAAGAAAGAAATACTGTAACTATCGAGCCTGTGTTTGTTGATGCCCAATATCTTTATGTTGTTCCAGAGATTGAGGTAAGATACAATCCATCCAGTACTAGTAAAAATGCTACTACCTTCCTCAATCAAGTGAATAGCGTTATGAATAATTTTAACGTAGATGACCTTGGTGTGTATAGTCAGGACTTCTATCTATCAGAGTTTATTAAGAAGGTTGACAGTATTGATGATAGCGTTGTTAGCGTAGCTGCAACTATTAAGATGCAGCGAAGGTTTATACCTAACACTGCACTTACTCAAACATATCAAGTATCGTTTAACAACAAAATCTACAATCCTCACTCAGGACACCAGTATGCAGTAAGTAGTAGCTCATTTACTTACGATGGATTTACATGCTACTTAGATGATGATGGTAAAGGCAAATTAAGAATCTATAGAATTGCTAGTGGCAGTAGAGTGTATATTGTTAACAATGCTGGTACTGTAAACTACACTCTTGGTATAGTAAAACTAAATGCTATTAACATCACGGCGTTTGCAGGGGATGCAATAAAGATAAACGCTGTACCAGCGGAACAGTTTATTATAGCATCTCGCCAACAAATCTGTCAATTGGCTGATTCTGTTGTGGAAATTGTAAACAACTCTTCTGGTGTTAGCGAAATTGTTTCGAGATCGCTTGCATCTACTAATCAATCAACAGTTGCAACAGAAACTGGTGTAGTGGCAAGCTCGTCGACGTACTAAATGGCTACCGATAAAAAAATATCGACATTAGTTCAATCGCAGCTTCCTCAGTATCTTACTGAGGAGGGTCCTAATCTCGTTGCGTTCCTAAGAGCGTACTACGAATGGATGGAAACAAATGGTCAGGTATTGGAGCAAAATAAGAACCTGATTGTTAACCAAGATATTGATACCACCAACTTATCCAAATTCTATAGATACTTTCAAAGAGAAGTTCTCTGTGACTTTCCAGATGAGATATTAGCGGACAAGAGACTAGTAGCTAAAAGGATAAAGGACCTGTATAGGTCTAAAGGTTCGCCAGCTTCATACAACCTTTTATTTAGAATACTGTATGATCAAAACGTATCGATTTATAAGCCTAGTGAAAACATTCTTAGAGCATCCGATGGTAGGTGGACACAAGATACTATTATTAGACTTGGAGCTCCGTTTGCAGGTAATCTCGAGCTAGCTATAGGTAAAATTGTAACTGGAGAAACATCAGGTGCGAAGGGTAAGGTATTAAAAGTACTTACTGTATTTGAAGGTGGTGTGGAAGTAAAGCAGTTACGGTTGATCGAAGTAGTTGGTACCTTTGTTGACTTAGAAAAAGTATCTACTCCAGACAATCTTAGTGGTTTTGTTGTTAATACTATCGGACCGCTGAGTGATGTTTTATTTGGATCAGCCGGATCTGTTGGTGGTACTGGTCACCAGCCAGGTGACACCGTAACTTTTAGCAGCGCTACTGGTATTGGTGCAACCGGTTTTATTAGAACAACTACCGATGAAGTTATTACCTTTTCTTTGGTAGACGGTGGTAGCGGTTATAGAGTAAACGATACGGTAGTAACAATATCTGGCGGAGAACCAAAACTAGGGTTGACAGGTTCGATAAGCGTAACTGCTATAAACAACGAAGAGAGTATCTTTGCCTATATTGATAGCATCCAAGGGTTAAAAGATACACCTATTGGATTTGGTCCTTCATATAGTTCTAATTCAGGAGTCATAAGTTCTAACCTTGCATCATCTAACTCATCCACTGCACTTAATGTTGCTTTAGGTATTATAAGTGTTAATGTTGGATCAATTAGTTCAATATCAGTCACTCCAGGAAACTATGCTAATAGCTCTGTACCTTCTATATCTGCAGTAGACGCAGCAATATCTGCCTTAGACCTATCTGATGGTTCAGGAGGATTCAAAGGACGCAATGCTGTACTACAGGCTTCCTATATTCCTGGATCCATTCAGGACGTAGATGTAACACGGGGTGGTAGGCTTTATAATGCAATCGATTTAGTAACCATAACCAACACCTCCAGACTACATGCTAATGGTGCTCCAGCAACAACTCCAGCAACAGGAGATCCAGTTGTATCTGGTGTAATTGCTGAAGATGGTAGTTATAAAGGTACCAAAGGTTTTCTTAGTTGGGATCAAAGATTACAGGACAATTATTACTACCAAGAATTTAGTTACGTTCTTAACTCTAAATTAGCTTTAAGAACTTATAAAGATGTAGTTCGAGACGTTCTCCATCCGGCCGGTACTAAGTTGTTTGGTCAAGTTAATTTTGATACCGAAGTAGATTTAACTGGTCTCTCAGTAGAGCAGCTTGTGTCTACAGATTTGATTGGTGGTAGAGATGGAGTTCCAAGTATTGGACCAAATACGGTGTTTGGAACTACTAAGTTGAATCGCAATATGTTCGTTGATGCTATTGCTTCAACTACTGCAGTTGGCATACTAGAAGCTGGTGATCGAACTGATGTCTATCTAAACGCTAATGGATTTGTCTACGTATCAAATACCAACGTCATTAGCCACTTCCTAGGCAAACCAATTACTGAGTTCTTAGATGATCCAGTAATTATTGGCACACCGTTTATTGTAGTTGGTGATGGTACTGAAGACTTTACTACAATACTTACTGGTGGTACAGAGGTTGAAATTACAGATGTAACACCAGGTACGTCTGGCAACACGAGCTATATAGTAAATACTGTATTCAGTAATACTGTATTCTCACTTAACACGGCATTTACTGGTGGCTCAATGGCCAACGGTATATTCAGATACACATACAATGGTAACATTTAAAAATGGCTGCTACTGTCAGTAAAAAATTTAACGTACATACTGCCCAACAGTTTAAAGAAGGATTTGACGAATCAGATCCATCACAAATGTACTTGTTCTATTCTAGAGTAAATCCATGGGGCAATGAGTCGGTTGCGCCAGCCATTGGTGATACTGTAGCTGCTGAAAGAGCAGTGTGGACAGGAATGACTGCTCTTAAAAAAGTATCCAACAACAACGTTACACTATCTGTATCCAAATACCTTTGGAGCACTAACACAGTTTATACCGAGTACAGCGACACAAATTCCAATTTGCCTGATAGTCAGTTTTATGTAATAACAAGTAACAACGAAGTTTATAAATGCCTGTTCAACAACAATGATGCAGTTAGTACCGTATTGCCTACTGGTAGATCAACTTCAGTTATAACAACTAGTGATGGTTATAAATGGAAGTTTATGTATGACGTTAGTCAGGCAGATATGGACCGGTTTGGAGGTGTTAACCACATACCAGTAAAAACTTTATTGTCTGATGATGGTAGTGCGCAGTGGGCAGTACAGACAGCAGCTGCTAATGGATCGGTTCCAATTTATGAGTTGACTTCGGGTGGTTCAGGTTATCTAGAAAACAAAGGGCCCATAAGTGGTATTACTAGTACTACTCAATTGACTATAGCAAACACTGCTAGTGGTACTGACAACGTATATAACGGTTCGACAATTTTTATTTCCAGTGGGTTAGGTGCAGGTCAAATACGAGTTATTACAGGTTACAATGCATCAACCAAACTACTGACTGTAAATACAGGTTTTGTTGTTACACCTAATACATCTAGCACATATCACATTGGGCCTAGGATAAATATATCCGGTGATGGTACACTGGCCTCAGCGTACGCTAATGTTAACTCAGGAGTAGTAACAAAGGTTACTTCTATTAACGATGGCAAAAATTATTCTCGGGCTAAAGTTACTATATCTGCAAATCCTTCTTTTGGATCTGGAGCAACAGCTGTAGCCTATTTGCCGGGTGTGGGTGGTCATGGCTCAGACCCGGTAACTGAGTTGTATGCTAGAAACGCTACACTTAACATTGAAGTAGATGGTCCCGAAGGTGGTTTCTTTGCGGCCAATAATGATTTTAGGGTTTACGGTCTTATTAAAGATCCTGTACAGTTGAGTACTGGAGGAGTAGCAAACAATTTAAGATATGATCAGACCTTGAGATTAACACTTTCTTCTGTATCTGGTACGTTTGCTCAAGATGAGTTTGTAAGGGGAGGTACTTCTGGCGCTGGCGGACGAATAGTTTATTTTGCAAATACTAACTTATCAGGAACGTCTGGTGTTTTACATTTAACGTACCCAGAACGAAACTTTATAAATGGTGAAACACTTACAGCTAACAGTACCGCAGTTACAGCTTTGGTAGGCACTATTACTCAGCCAGATCTAGTACCGTATAGTGGCCAAATGTTGTACACTGTAACTCAACCACCACTTCAGAGAGATGTAGATCAAACAGAAAACTTTACTATCACAGTTAAGTTTTGATAAAGAGAAACGGATATGCCAACTGCTAACAATAATCTTTCGACAAATTTTAACGTAGATCCATACTACGATGATTACGATGAATATAAAAACTTTCATCGAATTCTTTATCGTCCAGGATTCGCAGTACAAGCTAGAGAGTTAACTCAGCAACAATCTATTCTTCAAAATCAAATTCATAGATTTGGTAATCACGTTTTCAAAGACGGATCGGAAATAACTGGTACTACTGAAGTACTTAACCAAGTAGGTGTGTTCAGATTAAAATCAACCTATGGCGGTGTCGCTATCGATGTAAGCGAGCACGATAACCGTTTTGTAAGAAGCCGTAACTCAAAAGAACTTTTTAGAGTAAAAAAGACTGTTGCAGCAGCAGGCGGTGAATTTGATTTATTGTTTGTTCAGTATCTCCGTAGCGCCAACACTACTAGTGATCCTAGTGAAATTTATAACGTAGTTGCCAATAACGAGGTGCTAGATTTTAGTGCTTCGTATATCAACGCTAACAGCGTGTTTAGCTCTAACTGTGGGGCAGCTCAAATACTTTCTACAGCTCAGGGCTCATCGGTTAAGAAACCCGTTACTAGAGGCTATTTGTACTCTATTGACGACTCAATATATTATCACAAAGGGTTGTTTATCAGGACGCCAGCACAGACTGTTGTTGTTGCTGCCAACAATCAGCACGCAGTAAGTGTTGGTTTAGAATCTTCAGAAACCTTAGTTACTTCGGATGATGATACAACTCTAACAGATCCTGCAAGAGGTAGTTATAACTACGCTGCTCCTGGTGCGGATAGATTAAAAGTAGAGATGACTCTTGTAGCTAAGCCTCTTACGTCTATTGATGCACAGCTACCATTTTCTAATAATTATGTTGAGCTTGCTAGGGTATTTAACGGTGATCTTACTCGCGTTCGTAGAGATCCTGATTACAATCTTTTGGCTGACGAGCTCGCTACTCGAACTTATGAGGAGTCCGGAAACTATGCAGTTGAAGGTCTCAATCTTTCGGTATCTAACACTGTAGCTTCATCTTCAAACCTGGTTGCTGTATTTTCTCCTGGAACCGCTTATGTTAAGGGCTATAGAAACAGAACCGTTGCTAGAAGGTATGTAACCTTACCTAAAGCTCGGAGCACCGATTCTGTAACAGAACAAAATATTACTGCGTTGTACGGCAACTATCTTATAGCTAACACAATATCGATTGGATTGCCTAATATTGATGATCGAGTTGAACTACATGACAATAACGTAGCAGGTCCAGGAAGCAAGATCGGTGATGCTCATATTAAAAATTTAGAGTACTTATCTGGGTCTGGAAACACCAGAAAATACAAAATCTTTTTATATGACGTTAATATAACGAATTCAGTAAAAAACTTTAACAATGTTAGAAGTATTATTAAGGGTACTTACTCAGCTCAGACTGCATATGCTGCTGTCCATTCAGATAGTATTACAACTTTCTCGAAAACTGGTACCGTTACTTCCGGTAGCCCAACAGTTAGATTTACAAGCGCAGCAGGTATCAAGGTTGGTCAGGTAGTAACAGGAAGCAGCGTAGACGTTGACACGAGAGTAAATTCAATATCCTTTGATGAAGTTACGTTAAGTAAAAATGCTACTGCAACAGAGGCTAATGGAACACTGATTTTCTCTAGCGTCAACTTGACTGATACTGACTTTCATAGAAGTTACTTTGCAATGCCACACGTAAACGTGGTAAACGTTGATAACGTTGATTACAAATTTAAAAGAAAGTTTGGATCTGTTAATTTTGTAAACGGTGTTGGAACAATTCAGACTTTAAGTGGAGCAGAAAGGTTCTCTTCTGGTTCTGGTGATCTGGTAAATGAAAACTTTATAGTTGTTACGACCTCTGCAGGTGGTAGTCTTCCTGCAGGTGAAAATATTGATCTAACTGCTTCAGGACGATCAGCGGTACCTGCAGCTGCTGTACCTGGTAACCCACAATCAGCCACTATTACACTTAATGATGCCTCATTTAACGGTACAGCTGATATTATAGCATCCATAGATGTTACAGCTGACTCAAGAAGAGTTAAGACCCGAAACAGCAACCAACAAAAAACTTTAGTTGGTTATCCTGCAGTTGGTACTAAATCGTCCCTAGGTTACTCCGATGTAATTAAGATCAATGCAATCTATGAAGGTAACACAACTTTGGTTACAAGCAACTCCACTATTGTAACCGATAAGTTTTTATTTGATAATGGTCAGAGAGATAACTTTTACGATCATGGTACTATCTCGCTTAAGCCAGGTTATAGTGCTAATTCAACTAATTTGTTGTTGGTAGATTTTGATTACTACAGTCATGGTGGTGGTTTAGGCTACTTCTGTGATAAGAGCTATCCTGACTATTCAAACATTCCTACTTACACTACTTCTACTGGTGAAGATGTATATTTAAGGGACGTGCTGGATTTCCGTCCAACTAGAACAGCTGATGCCAGCGCCAACGTGTATAGTACTAGCAAGACGTTTGATAGCCATCAAATAGTCGACTCACAAACATTTGAAGTTGAATCCGATTACAGCTATTATAAGAGCGTTGTACATAAGATTTCCTTAGATCACAACGGAAACTTTGTACTGGTCACAGGTACTCCAGCGTTAAACAATCCTCCGGTGCCTGAACATAATTCAGACCATATGCTTTTGGCCACCTTCTTTATGAATCCTTACACGTATAACGAAGAGGATATGACAATAAGGTTAGAGGATAACCGTCGTTATACAATGAGAGATATTGGAAGAATTCAAAAACGAGTTGAAAACTTAGAGTATTACACTTCTCTTAACCTACTTGAAACTCAAATACAATCTCAGCAGTTCTTAGATAACGATGGGGAAGCGAGATTTAAAAGTGGTTTCTTGACAGACCCGTTCAGAGGTCACTCGGTTGGTGATGTTTTTAATTCTGATTACAAGGCTTCAATGGATCCTGTTAATCAAGTTATGAGACCAACGTTTTCCAGTGACGCTGTACCAATTGTACCGTCAACTAGCTCCTTTGCTATACGTAATGGAATAGCTACTCTTCCATATACTGAGGTTGGTTATCTAGATCAACAACTTGCTTCAGGTACCATAAATGTCAATCCATTCCAAATCTCTACATTCGTGGGTTCGCTTAAGTTAATACCTTCTCAAGATCATTGGGTTGATACAATCAACAGACCTCAAATTACAGTTAATACAAAGAATGATGTAGCGGAATACGCAGCACTTTCTAAAATTATTGATAACAAAGGTGGATATGCTTATGGTAATTGGGAATATAATAACCTAAGTGGCCAACCTGACGAGTGGTATGAGGGAATAAGGCAGTATGTTAACTATCAAGAATCGCAACGGCATCGATCCAAACTTTCTATAAAGACCTCTGAGAGAGTACATGATAGGCAAAGAATTAGATTAGACAGCGTAGTGCTGCCTTATATGAGGACCCGTAAGGTAAGATTTGAAGCTACTGGTCTGAGACCAAATAAGAGACTACATGTTTTCTTTGGAGGTGAGGATATTACTCAATATGCTGCTCCGTCGACGTTTAGTTCGTCTAGGGTTGAACAGGTTCTCTACTCATCTAGTAGCAGTAAGGATATTGTAACCGATGATAATGGATCAGCAACGGGTTACTTCTGGGTTCCCAATAAAGATCAAACTTTGAGCAGATCAGCATATGATGCTAATCCAAACGCGGCTATACGTCCTAATCTGTCTAACGCTAGTAGGTCTGGTACTAAGTTCACGGCTGGTGTTGCTGAAGTAATGGTGTGTGATAATTTTATTAATCCAAATTTCTCTACAACTTTTGCATCAGAGTTTTATGGTGCTCAAGGTTCTAGGGATTCGTACCAAACTACGGCGTACACCACTAAAACATATTCACTTGCTTCACAACCAGCTGGTGTTCAACAAGGTCCTACTATTAAAACCGGTAGTTACTTTTTAAGAACGCCGACTACTTTAACTCAATTTCTGAATGACCATTTCCCTGGCCACGGTGCTGACCATACGGCCATTGCTAATCAAATAGCAAGCTGGTATGTTCAATACTTTACTAGAAGACCCGAGCAAGGTGGAATGTTTCATTGGATGGATCACTGGTTTAATAGAATGACCGAAGGCTCTGGTACAACCTTAGCTAACACTGAAAGGTTAAACGCGCTGGATAACCATATAGTGTATGCTGGTTGGCAAAATCAAGAACCAGATATTACTGATTTGCTGAGATCAAGATATAAAGAGGTTACTGGCCTGACTGACTCTGTAGGTAGTCAGGAAGAGGTAGCTCCATCAAATGCAGATACTGGTGATACTAATAGATTTAATCAGTTGCTGGCAACTATTGGTGTTAAGAGACCTTGTGACTCAGGAATCGATCCTCTTGCTCAAACATTCAACGTGTCGCCTGAGTTTTATAGTCACGGAGTGTTTATTACATCAGTCGACGTCTTTATTGCTCAAAAGGATACAGTGCTTCCATTGACGGTAGAGATTAGACCTACGGTAAATGGGTTCCCAAGTGCAACTGATTATGTTCCAATGTCAAGAGTAAGCGTGAATCCTGCTCAGATAAACGCTAATGCATCTACTCCTACAGCTACAAACATTAAGTTTGATGCTCCAATTTTCTTGGCTCCTGGAGAGTATGCTATCGTGCTAAGAACAGATGCAGACCAGTATCTAACCTACATTGCAACAATAGGTGAAAATCGTTTGGATGGTACTGGGGAGATTACACAGCAACCAACTATGGGTTCTTTGTTTAAGTCTCAGAATGCTAGAACATGGACTCCTCAACAGGATTCAGATTTGTGCTTTAAGTTATACAATGCTTCGTTTACAAAGAATGTAAACTACACATCTGTACTAGTTGCAAATAACGTTGCTCGAGCTGCATACGAGTCTAACACGGTATATGCAAACACAGTTGGTCAATATGACTTGGCCAACATTAATGTTGCAAGGTATGATAAGTTAGAGCCAGTTTTTTCTCAGTACGAAATACTTACTAAAAACCAAGGTGGATCTGTACAGCCTTATGTAAAGGTTGAGCCAAACCAAAATATTGTATTTGATGCGTCTAAGGAAATTACTACTAATAGTGATTTGCAGGTAAAGGTTACATTTAGAACTTCTGATTCTGATGTTTCACCTATACTTAATTTTAATTCTTCAGCAGTAACATTAGTTAAGAACATTATAAGCACAGTGCCTACAGGTAATACCTTCGTAGCAGAAACTTCTTCAAGTGGTGGTAATGCAACGGCAAGATATATTACCAGAAAGGTGAGTTTATCTAAGGATCTTTCTGCGAGAGGTTTAAAAGTATTTGTAGACCAGAATACACCTAAAGGCGCTACAGTCGAGGTTTATTATCGAGTTATAAATAATGATGACTCTACTAAGTTCGAAGAAAGACCATTTGTATTAATGTCACGTAGACAGGCATCTGTACCTATTAGTGACGATGCCCGTCAATACACTGAGCTGGAGTATTATGCAGACGATATTACGTATACTCAAGATGGGGTTACGTATGACGAGTTTGACGCATTTGTTATCAAGATCGTAATGTATGCAACCTCTACAGCATCTGCTCCTTCCTTCCGTAACTTTAGAGCTATAGCGTTGGCATGAGCAAGTTGGTAAAGGTTGAAAACCACAGTGAATTGAGAAGGGATGATTCTTCTCAAGCTATTATAAATGTGGACAAGCAGCAATATACTGCTTATAAGCGTAAGAAATATATGGCTAAGCAGAAGGCGGAACGTCTCAACAATGTTGAAAGTAAGGTTGATAAATTACAGGAAGACATGAAGGACATTAAACAGCTTTTGCAACAATTAGTAGCAAAGTAAAGATAGAGGCAACGAATGGCACTTGTTCTAGCTAACGTACAAACCACGGACACGTTTCAGACGTGGTTTAATCGTACCAACGAAATATTAACGTATGCCGGCAACACGACTCTTAGTGGTGATGTTACTACAGTAAGCAGTTCTAATACTAACGTCACTGGTTACATGAGATTGTCTAGTACTGGCCAGCTCAGACTTCCTGTTGGTAATACTGCACAGCGAATTGAAGGTTCTGCTGGTTCGCTTAGATATAACAGTGAGACAAGTCAGTTTGAAGGTTACGGTGCAGAAGGATGGGGTCAGATTGGTGGCGGCGGCCTTGGTAAGTTTACATTTAAGAGTACCACCTATACAGCAGAAGCAGGTGATCGTATTGCAGCTAATACTGCTGGAGGTGCGTTTACTATTACATTGCCTGCAACTCCTTCGGCCGATGACATAGTAGAGTTTATAGATGAGAACAATACTTTTAACTTACAGAATCTTACTATTGCTAGAAACGGTAGCACAATAGAGGACGTAGCAGATGATCTAGTTGCAGACGTAAGTGGAAGTAACTTCTATTGTCAGTATGATGGTTCAACGTGGCGAGTGTTTGGTGTCGCTACGGGTACACAATATTTCAACGGTACGTTTAGTGTTGCTGGGTTAACGGTTACAGGCGACCTCACTGCAACTGATATAACTGGAACAAGTATTACTGTTACAGAAAGTGTTGTAGCTAACACGGGATCATTTACTAATCAAGTTAGTGCACAAGACTTTAACAGTACATCAGACGTTGCTCTCAAGCAGAACATTAATACTATCGATAATGCTAGTAACGTCATTAACCAACTTAGAGGTGTGTCTTTTGAATGGGTTAATAGCAATGAACCCGGCTACGGTGTTGTTGCACAAGAATTGGAATCTGTTGTACCAAACCTAGTTACTACCAACAACGATGGCACTAAGAGTGTTAAGTACAACGGACTAATAGGATTCTTATTAGAATCTAATAAGCAGCTATTACAAAGAGTTGAAACATTAGAAGAGAAATTGCAGGACAAGTAAATGGCACAGCTACTTTCAAATATTCTGGTTTCAAATAACACTTTACTGCTTGATTCGGTAAATCAACTTGCTGCCAACAATCAATCGGTTTTTAATTTTACTTACACACCCCCTTTTGTAGAGGTATTCTTGAATGGTGTAAAACTAGTAAAGGACACTGACTTTACTGCATCAAACGGATCTGCTATTGTACTTACTGAAGCAGCAGCTGCCAATGATATTATTGAAGTTGTAAAGTTTTCCACTGGTAACATATACGGCCAGTCTACAATAGTAGCAGGTACTAATATATCAGGTGGTGGTACAATATCAGGTGGTAACAACGTCACACTCAATCTTGATACATCACTTACTTCATTAACTTCTGTACAAACAGAAACCTTAACTAATGCATCTGGAAACCTACTTGTTGATACTGCTACTCAAAAGACTGAATTTAGAGGTGACGGATCATCCACAGTAGGTGCCATTCAGCTTAACTGTGAAGTCAATACTCATGGTCAAACTATTAAACCACAACCACACAGTGCGTTAGTAACCAATGAGCTTACTCTCCCAGCTGGTAGTAACCAGGAGATCGTAGGTACATCTGCGACTCAAACTCTCAGTGGAAAAACTTTGACTGGAGCGACACTTAATGGTGCTACAACCTTAAACGGTGCTACGACAGCTAACTCTTTAACAGTAACATCTACAGCGACACTTAATGGTGCTACAACCTTAAACGGTGCTACGACAGCTAACTCTTTAACAGTAACATCTACTACGTCTATTGCCGAAGTAATTGAAAAGGTAGATATACCTACTTCAACAACAGGTACGATTGCATTTGATTTGCTTGCTCAGGCAGTACAGTTATACAATACAGATCAAACTGCAAACAGAACTATTAACTTTAGAGGTGATGGCACTACTTCTTTGGACAGTGTCATGGCTGTCGGTGAAAGTATGACTGCTGCAGTATTAATGAAGCAAGGTGGTTCCGCATATTATCTAAATGCTTTTCAGATTGATGGGGCCTCTGTTACACCTGAATGGTCAGGAGGCTCAGCTCCATCATCGGGCAATGCAAATTCGATTGATGCATATTTGTTTACAATCATAAAAACGGCAAGTGCAACATTTACAGTATTAGCTAGTCAGACACAATACGCATAATGCCTGTCTTAGCTACAATTGGTGCAGGATCTGCTAAAGGGTTTAACCCAGGATCCGTAGCACCCTTCATGCATCTAGTAATCCAAGCAGGAGGCGCTGGAGGGGAAAGTGCCGCTCCTAACAGTACTGCTAATGGAGGAGGTGGCGGAGGCGGATTCAGAGAATTTGAAAATGCGGACGCAATTGAAATTGTTCCAGGAATACCTTACACTGTAACTGTTGGAGCTGGCGGAGGAGCTGGTTCGAATGGAGGCGGTTCAGCGTTTTCAAATGGACTTGGATTGAATCTTCAAACTACCGGAGGTGGTGCTGGTAGGGGAGGGACAGGATTTTCTGGAGGCTGTGGTGGCGGTGGTGGTGGCGCTCTTGGTGGTGGCGATCCTGGTGGCTCTGGTAACGCCGGTGGCTACACTCCAGATGAAGGAAGAGATGGTGGTGCTGGTAATGGCGGCGGTGCTTCCGGTTGTGGAGGTGGTGGCGGCGGTACTCGTGATGCTGGATCGGACGGTACAGTTGAAAGTGGTACTGGC